CGAATTTGCACGAAACCGAAAACATAACCATGTTCCACGAATGACTTGGAGAATCCAACTCCGGATTGGGCATGATACCCAACAGCACCGAGAGTACCAAGAGGTGTACCAGTCTCCAAGGATTGCGTAGTTTGAGCAACAGGAGTCACCTGAATAGAACGTGAACCACCGCCGAGATACTCGGGACGTTGAAGACGAGAATCCGGGCTATTCACGAGAAAATGACTCTTGATTATCTCAGTGTAGCGAGTTCCGCTCCTGGCATCACGCTCGAGCAGCTTCTGAAGTTGGAAGGTCTCACGGAGAGAGTTGATCGTGGGGCCAACAGCCGAAGACAAATCGGCAATCAAACCTGAAACCTCTGGATGGATTGTTACACCAAGGGCATTATTATCGATAGCATACGTCCCAGGCTGTG